CAACTAAGTTCTTTTGGAAGTAATCAATGTCTATGTTTAAAAAATCTAGGTAAACTCCCACGTCTTTACTTAACAAAAAATCAAGCCCACTTTGTGCTAGAGGTGATAACTTTTTGTGATTGTTAATTAGTGGCGCTACTGAATCAAGGATGGCTCTAGTAATGATGGCGCTGATTAAACCTTTGTAACTACTAATGTCATCGTGCATGACTAGCACCTTTACACCAACCAAAAGGGTCGTGAGCAGGCAATAATTCTAAGAGGTTGCCTACAGTAATGTCTTCCGATTGATGTAATAGGTGTTGATTGGAAGGTATGACATACATAAGTTTGCTAGACTTGCCAACACTTTTCTTGCCTCTAACAATCAATTTTTGGTCAATAAGTTGATTCATAATGCAATGAGCTACACCACCAGACATCACAAAGGTAGCCATAATATCCCTTGAAGTTCTAGGCTTATTGCAATAATCAATTATCGGTTGTCTGTCTCTAGCTTTTCTCATTTGCAATCTCCACTTCTATTAACTTTTCTATAAAATGAACTGCTTTACGCAAGTCATCTACCCCACCTTTTTTACGCCACCGAGACAAGTACTTGACTGCTGACCCGTCTAAATAGCCCAGGTCCCAACTTAAAATTGCATCCCAAGGTTCTATTGCCGTTTTATAGTGGTTGCCACCAATTTGTTTATTATTTGCGTTCATACATCACCTCAAAATGGAATTGAATCATCTTCAATGTCAGCAAGCTCAACAGGTTTTGCTTGTGCAACTGGTTGGGGTAATTGTTCTACTTTCCCACCAATTAACTCTAAATCATCAACTTTGCCGACAAGTTTCACACCTTGACCTGACTTGCTTTCATAAGTTTGTACGTTGACATCTGTCAAATAAGCAACAACCTGACCACCCTTTTTTAAGTACGGTGCAAGCGATTCAGCACGTTTACCGAAAAGTGTCGCATCTACCCATTGCGTTGCACGTTTACCGTCTGATTGTTTTGTTCCATAACTGAATGCCAAGCTAATGTTTGCAAATGCGTTACCGTTAGGTGAGTAGCGTACTTCAACGTCTTTACCGATTCTTGCGATTCCTGATGCTTTCATTTTGATTCCTTAAGTGAGTAAACTGCGATATTTTTGTTATTGTTTAAGCGTTGCATACGCTTTTCAATGTTGTGTCCAGCTTGTCGTAACCTATATATTCTTGCCGCTAAACGAAAGCAGCCGAATTTTTTTAATGCGTCTATGGCTGTCAATTCACCTTTTTTGAGTGCTTCAAGGGTCATGTCTTCTTGGCTCATCATTGCACCTGTTTGTAAAGTTCAATAATCTTGGCATCCACCTCTGCTAAAAACTTAATAGCTTCAGCTTCTATTTTTGCAATTACCTCTTCATCACGTTCTATACGCACCACAAGCAGTTTCAATCCATCGGGTAACCTTGGGTCAAAGCTAACAAAGTCACACCACTTGCGACCCGTTACAGACATCTGAGACATCATTTGTGTCATGTACTTTGATGGTGGCTTGCGTGTTTCTATGTACTCTAGGTGTGTAGAAGTGTTAGGGCATTTAATCTCAATTAACCCATCATCACCTACCAGACCGTCAGGGCTACAACCAAAGTTTTGGATAGTCGGGTGGTCAACAAATGGTACTTGGTCAACAAAGTTATAGCTAAACACCTCATAAGCTACCCTTGCTTGCGGCTCTGTTTCTACACCCCAAGACATAGCAGGGTTTGTGTAAGAATCTGTTTTGTTGCCAGTTAAGCGTTCAGCAATTAAGTCAGCACGGAGGTTCTTGCGTGACATTGACTCACCAGTTTTAACTGTGGCAAGCATGTCAGCAACACGAGAAGCTGTAAGTTTCCCGATTCTGAGTGCCTGCCATTCAGGTGTTCCTTGCTCAATCATGCGTCACCTCTAACAGTTCTGCCTTGCGTACATCTTTAGCTTTGCTGAGTTGGGCAAGTAGGTCTTTGTTATTGCCAAACAGCGCATACGAGGCTGTGTAGTGTGCTTTTAGTTCATCTAGTGTCTTACTATCCTGTATTGATTTAATCGCAATAGAGGCGTCTTGTGGCGCTTTACGGCTTCCTGCATTGCCATCATCATCCTCTGGTGCAATACCGCAAGACGCCATTAAGCTGTATCTACGGGCATACGTCAATGCAGAACCAAAGCCTTGCGGGTCTTGTTTGCTTGCAGGTACAAATAGCTTGCCTGACGATAATGTTTCACCTGATTCATGTATAAACATTGTTTCAACGGTAACGCCACCTTGCGATTCATGGTTCAATTGCATCAATGCTATGCCGTGGTTATTTAAAGCGTCTATGACGGCTTCTACGCAAGCGGCAAGGTCAGCATACTTAGACTTAAAGTGTGGGTTAGTGGCTGATTTAAGTGCGGGGTTAAATTCTTTTTGTGCTTGGACAAATGCTGTGCAGATTTGTTTCATAGTAGTCTCAGATAAAGTTAGCGGTAAGTAGGGTAAAAACTGTAACAAATGCAATGGCGTATGCAACTGGTGGAATACGCTTAGAGGCTGTATGCTCACGAGCATATTCGCCACCGATTGATTCTCTAAGTGTGCGACCTGTCCAGTTAGGGTGGCTGAGGTCTGCAAAGTAACCGTAGTTGTGATCTGATTTCATTTTTATAATCTCCTTGTGAAACTAAATATTAATACTGTGTACAAAATAAATACATAGGTGTTTACCCCTATTGCTAAAATTCAAATTCCTTCAACTCAAATCTATTTTTAGTATTTTTTGCCCAGCCATGTACGATGACACGCCAGTTAGAGCGCAACATTTCAGGCAATGCCTCACTTGCTTCAATCTTTTTAATTCTGCTTGACATATTGCTTTTGCTAGTCACTTGGACTGCAAGCGTTTCACCGTTACCGATTGCTAGTATGTCAATACAGCCAAACAAATCATGCTTGCGTTTGGTGAAATAATTGTAGTGCTCAACATTAGCTGTTTGGTAGCCTAATTTTCGTAAGTGCGCTACCGTTCTTTGGCTTGGTGTCATAATATAGTTTCCACTAGGTTTATACGTTCGCCTATCCACTTCATTACTGGGACAGCCATCGAGTTGCCCAGGGCTTTGTAACGTGACCCATCTGGTGTGGGCTTGCCTTTTGGTTGAATGTCCGTGTAATTATCAGGGAAGCCTTGAAGCCTTTCGCATTCAACGGGGGTTAAGCGGCGTACTGCCATCGATTGAAACAAAACGTTTTCACCACCATTATTTCTGCCTTGTGTAAATGCAATATCTGATACGCACGGGTCTTGTGTGCCGTGGACAACTTGCGCTACCGCATGGCTTTGCCCTTTTGTCAAAGTTGGGCATGGGTCACCTGGGTTGCCAATACCTGACCACATTCTTCCAGTATCAGATGGTCTGCCTTGCATTGTCATTGTGTTTAGCGGTATTGGCTGCGCCACCCCATGTACGTCAGTTGCATTAAGCGTATACATTGGCGCATTCTCTGCTACTCCAATACCTTGTGGGCTACCTTTGTCACGACCAATTAAATTACCTTGAATAGAGACTGGTTGCAAAATCGCCTTCCCCTCATCAACCCATTGATTGCTTCCCCACTTATTTCCGTCATTAGCATTAAGAGTAGCCATCACTTCTTTATTTACTAAAGGCACATTGCCACCACCAGTTCCCCAACGACTTGTCACGGTCTGACACGTTTCGCCCATCTCGCTCACACGGCTGTCAGCAGGATGCATTTCATAGACCACGGAAATCGTTTCAGAACCACCACCTAAGACACCTCCGCTTGCTTTTGCGGTTCTATTAGTTGTATCTTCACGGAATGCTCCAAAGCTGCTTTCAACAAATGTGGTAATATTTTCTTTCTTTTTTCTGCTCTTCTTAGTATCCCTAAACAAGCTGTTGCGCTCAAAAAGAACCGCTGCGGCACGTTGCCAGTTTCCAAGACATCCGATAACAAACACACGTCTTCTGCGTTGTGCGACTCCGAAGTACTGAGCGTCAAGAACTCTGTAGGCGAACCCATACCCGAGTTCTGCCAACCCTCGAAGAAAACTGGCAAAATCGTTTCCTCCGTTACTGGATAACACGCCAGGCACGTTTTCCCAAACCAACCACTTGGGCTGATACTGGCGAGCAATGGCAAGATAGGTAAGCATGAGGTTGCCACGAGGGTCATCCAGTCCTTTTCTAAGTCCTGCGACTGAGAAACTTTGGCAGGGTGTTCCTCCAACAAGAAGGTCAATTGTTCCAATGTCCCACTCCTTAAATTTAGTCATGTCCCCAAGATTAGGAACTTTTGGGTAATGATGAGCAAGTACTTGGCTTGGAAACTTTTCAATTTCAGAGTACCCAACTGCCTCCCAACCCATGTGATGCCACGCTACTGTTGCAGCTTCTATGCCTGAACAAACGGATAAATATTTCATTTCTTTAGCATCGCTGTCAGCATAAAGTTAATTTGAGCCGACACACTTCTACATTCTTTATCAGCCAATTGTTTAATCATTGCTCGCATCTCTGGCGTCATGCGAATATTTACGAATACTGTTTTCATACTTCCTCCTGATAGTTAATGTCGTAAGTTACTTCTATGACACACGCATCGTCATGCTCACCTGTGTCGATTACATCCCAGTCAGAAGACGCCATAGCGTTGTCAAAGGCATCGTCTTCATCCCAGCCTGTGACCATAATCTCAACGGTCTGCAAACGTGTGGCTCGCACTATGTAGCGGTTCATAATTCCACCTCGCTCTCTGCAAATGCAATTGCTGTACCCAAGCCATCGTGCCGACCCTCTTCATAATCTGTGGTTTGGTCTTGACGTGAACGCAACACCTTAAGGTTGGTGACAATTCGTTTGTTTTCTAGTTTGTGTCCTGCTTGCCATCCTGTGCGGAATATACGATATGCAGGGTCTTGGGCAGTGAGGTTAAACTCACCGTATAACTCTAAAAACTTGCGTTCTATTTCATTCATGGTTTTCTCCTTAATGGGGGACTAGCCCCCGTTTGTGTTTAGTTTTTTAAATCGTGTTTGGTGTTTAATAAAAACTGCTTACTGGTCATGCATTTTGCACAACGATTTTGCAATGGTTCTTTTTTAAAATCTTCCCAAGATGTTGACAAAGGTGTGCGTAATAAATTTCTACCGCAAGCTGATTTAAATGAAAAACCTGAACCGCTTTTGTTTAGATGCATAACTCTCATTTTGTTTCTCCTTGGTTATTGGTGTTAATCACCATGTACACATTACAACACAAATAATTACGCAGAAGTAGACATTAGACAATTATTTTTATAGGTACTTTCCCTAGTATTGAGGTAAGCAAATTTATGCTTTATAATTATGTTATTCCTTGGCAGGAAACATTGGACAAGACCTAGTTAGCATCCTGCTTGTGTCCACAAGTCTGCCAACACCACAAAAATGGTGAGGATGCTAACTAGGTCTTTTTATTTGAGGCTTACCATGCATTACTATCAATTCTACATAGCCGACTATCGCAAAGATACGTCACATTTATCTAGGCTAGAGCACAGCATTTACCGTGATTTAATAGACTGGTACTACCTAGATGAGTCGCCAATATCTAAAGATATGGCGTTTATTTCACGCAGATTAAAGCTATCTACAAAGTCTGAAATTGAAGCGTTTCACAACGTCATACAAGACTTTTTTAC